CCTGAGTTTTTGCATCCTGCCACCCCGAGGTATCTCAGCCGACAGTCCGTTCTCAAGTTCCACATTCCTGTAGCACAACTCCCTCCCAGATGGGAGCACGATTCTATAGTCTTCCCCAGTTGATTGACGCATGTCCCGCTCCAAAGCGGCCCACAACCTTACAAGCTTGGGCATCTTGGACCTGAACGTACGCACCATGGAAGAAGCCTTTTCCAACTCTACCCCGGTTATGAGGGAGAACTTATTAGCAGACATCGCAAACTGACACCCAAGACTCATCTGCTTCATTGTGTGTCTTAGTTTTGGGTTTTGGGTTTTGAGTGCCCCATTACCCTCGTAAAGTTTGAACGCGCGTGCTTGCGCTTCGTACCAATCCATGCCCTGCCTAGCTAACTCCAACATATCATCCTCTCCCGCCAACCAAGCGGCACATCGGGCTTCAATCTGAGCAAGGTCCGACACCAGAAGAGTCTTACCTTGCCCAGCCCTTACACAGGAGCGCAGATCAGCCCCGTACATACCTCCACGGGGCATATTCTGCACATTGAAGCCCGAGTCACCACTGTCCCTACCAGTATGGGCACCAAAATACTTTAAACCGTACGCGAGACGGTCATTGTCCACCCTCTCCACCATTGTGGAGAACTTCTTCAGCAGAGAGTTGGCCCCACGAAGTGTGTGAGTAGCTTTAAGCACCTCACCCTCCTTGGGGTTCTCTTTAATCCACTGCTGTACCTCCGGATCATCCTTGGCCATGGACTTAGGGGGCTCTTTCCCTTGAGAACGACACCAAACAGACCATTCTTTAGGTGAAAGAGCCCCCACCTGCTCCGCTGTCCAAGGCAAAATGTCTATAGCGTCGTAAATTTTTCCTGAGAGGGTCTCAATAGCTGTCTCCATGGCCTCCTTGTCGACCGGTACGCCCTCCCAACACATTCTTGTCGTCTCCTGAGAGAGTTCTCTCTCCCAAGTAGGCCAAATGTCACTTTCCTTCTCCCAGAGGCAGGCACACCCCTTTGCATCGAACAATGCGTACTTGGCGAGGTCCATCTTCTCCTCGTGATCCAACTCCTCAAACTGACGACCCTTCATGTTGTCCCGAATCTCCTTGGACATCACAACCCCGAGTGAGTGTTTCAGGGATTCCTTAAGCGAGCGCGGATAACCGCAATATGCCGACATGTCGGCCGTACAATGCCACTCAGAGAAGTTTGTTTGCGGGATAACCCCTGACTTAATCAAACTCTCGTGTACAGGCTGGTCAAACCCCCTGTTATGGGAGAGGGCAACGGCCCCGTCCAGCTTTTCCCAAGGAGCATCTTTTGGATGACCTACCCACGCGAAGTTGTCTGAGCAGTAAATCGACACCATGTAAGCGTCGAAGTCTTCGTGATTAAGGTAGTTCCCCAGCCCCTTCGTTATGGAGCAGTCCTTGTCGTAGTATGTCTCGTAATCTATTCCAGCGAACATTTCGTGCAGTGTCGCTAATTTACCACGTTTGGTAAATTGGATTGTTATTTCTTGTTCATATTAGTTAGGGAGGCGGGGGCTGGATGTTCAAATAGGCTAACAACTACTCGCGCCCGTTCGGAATTCTCTTCCGACTCTAGTTCCAACCCCCCTCAGATCGGGGGGCGTGTGAGGGGAAAGATAAAAAAACCTCACACACCCCCTTCACTAAGTTGGGGGGTTATTTAACGCTTTCGATGAAACCAAGCTCGTCAGCGTCAAGCCTCCCGGCCCTTTTCAGGGAAGGGGTAAACCAAGAAACGTCCCCTTCAGTCCGCAGTTTCGAGGTCAGGTAGAAGGCGGTTGTCCAGATACCCGCGCCCTTCGCAAATGCGGCGTATGTGGTTACCTCCTTAGCTGTGGGCCCATACGCGGACTTAGATGCCGTGTATATGGCCATTGCGTAATGCTTGTCCCCGTTTTGGTAAGGGAAAAGCTCCAGCTCATGGTCATCAAGACCTTCAGGGGCCTCAATGAGCATTGTTATATGAGCGAGAGGTCTGTATTGATTTGGAGATCCCCACTCCAGAGAACCTCCCTCAGCATACACCTCTTGTTCTGTGTTGAACGTCTTCGGAAGCTCTTCAGCCCCGTAGTCCACTACCTCTTGGTACTGTTTAACCAAGGAGGTCACAATTACCCTCAAAGGAGTATCCTTCTTAACAAGAGTAACCTCTTTGTTAAGGACGATAGCCCCCGGAGTAAACCCTTCGTCGACTAAACCCGAAGTTTTAGCCACCAAGTTGATACGAGGCAGATTAATGTCTTTTTGGTCAAACTCGCCAGCGAGACCTGCGTCGTTGAGTTGCTGTTCAGTGATCGCAAGCTCAGCCCTTTGCGGGGCTTGCTCAATGATCGCACCAGCAGCTTCCTCCTCTATAACTTCCACTGGAGCAGCTTCAGCCTTGGGTCTGGAAACTTTTTTAGTCGGGCTCTTTTTACCCTCTTCCATTTTAGCGAATGATGTTTTAGCCATATTTATATATTTTATGTTTTTATGTTCTATTTTGTTTGTTGTCCGCCCCGAAGGACGAGATTATTTGATTTCGGACAGGTACTGAGAGTCTTTTGCTTGGTCTATTACTCCGAGAGCATAGAGCTCTGACATTACTTCAGCTACACGTTCCTTTTTCTTTCCGCGGGGGGCCATATCAGACACTAGTTTCTCCATTTTGCCAACAGGAAACTTATCAATACCCTCCAAAAAATTCTCTACATCAACCTCGTCTTTAATAACGCTGAATGCGGCCAGCGCAGACGTTATAGAGCGCCTTCCCTTGCGTTCCCGGACCTCATACCCCGGGATCTCAATGCCATCGTCTATGGCCATCCTGCGAGCCGCATACTCTACCCCAGCGGCCCATTTCTTCACGATGGGAACCACTTTAAGCATCTCAGCCAAGACTTCAGGGTCTTCGCAAGTGCTTCCCCGCACCTCTGCAGGAAGAGAAAGCACATTCCCCATGTCTGGAGCATACTTCTTTGCTGTATCTATAGATAGTTTAGCCAGAGAAGGACACCTCCCAGCGTTTTTGCAATAATTGCAGATTTTTAGCTGAGGAATCAGTTCTGAGGGGTCTGTATCAGAGAAACAAGCCCTGACTTTCTTCGCACGCTTAATCACCTCAGATATAGCGTGGACGATCTCTTCCATATCTTCCCGCTTGAAGGTGTGGAACAATATTTCGTCCCGACGACAAGCGATGAAATAGAAGTGAATGGTCTCCAGTTGGGGGAACCGCTGGAAAGCTCCCAAAACGTAGGCCTTAGCTTGCCAATTGTCTTGAGGCTCATCTACAGCCATTTGCCCCGTTTTATAGTCGATTTGCACCGCTTCTGCGTCATTTACCGTAAGTCTGTCGCAGGTACCAAAAGTTTCCTCCCCGCGAAGTTGCATGGTTAGGCGGATTTCTTTGTAATCATCTAGCCCAGACAATTCATACCCGTGATGGCCAAATATAGCGTCTTCCGCGTTACGACATCCCTGAGCCAGAGAAGACTCATAGTCATTAAGCTTCGACCAGTCCCCAGTCTCTAGAGCTTCGTGGATACGCGTACCCATCTCAGCCGCAGGGTTAGTGCCTGACTCGCCCTCATACCCGGGGCAGTGTGCAGACATTTTAATGGAAGAGGGACCGAATTCTGCGTGGGCCTCTTCCTCATCTACGATATTAGCTGTGTTAGTGGTAGTAGTTGCCATAGTTGGCGTACATAATACGTCATTTTGCGAATGCAGCAACTTTAAATTCTCTATTTTTGACATCATTGCCGCAACTATCTTAGTCTCAATGGTTTCCTCCGCCACCAGTATCCTCTGGATAGTTTCAGTAAGGCCCCCAAGACGGTCTACACGGCCTAGAGTCTGGTGAAAGTCCTTGGCATTATATGTAGGACTTATTAATGCAATTCGGGGGGCTTTACCCGTGGTATCATGGAGACTTACCCCCACACCCCCAGCCGCAATGTTACAGAGGATGATCCCCACAGAATTAGTCTGGAAGGCGTTAACGGCAGCATCCCGCTCCTCTTTCGACTGACCTCCACGAACGAACTTGTGGTTTTCAGTTAGCCTCCTAGATAGAGCCTCAATAGAGTCAGTAAAGTTTAGGAACACGGCTACCGCGTTACCAGCCTCCCTAGCCTCAGCCACCATGTCAGCCAAGTCGGGAACCTTTAATAATTCTATTTCCTGCCGAAGCCTCAGTATTTTCGTGATTACTATGGGCTCATCCCCATCTCCCTCACGTCTGGCCTCCAAAACGGACAACTCAGGCTCTAATTCGTCGAAAAGAGAATTAATCTTCGTTTTCTTACCAAAACGAATAGGGTCAGTTATTATCCGAGTTGTCTGAAAGTGTTCTCCCAGATCTTCCCTAGTCAGCTTATGTCCCCTGGCCGGGTAGATAAGTTTATTTAGGTCGACCAACTTCCCTCGGTTTCTTTCGGGGAATTGGAGGGAGTTCCAGCGGTCAAACTCGCACCCCCAATTTTGGGCCCACTGCCAGAAGTTACTGAGGTTATGGAGATCCAGAGCGTAGCCCAAAGACCTCATTTCACGGGGGTCTTCCGCAGCGGTAGCAGAAAGCAACAGTAGTTTAAACCCCTGTTTCTTGGCCGCTATGAGCATGTTGGAGTTTAGAGTCCTGACGCCTTTAGCCTTATGACATTCGTCAAAAATCAGAAGCGTTTCGTCTGTAGGGAGGTTCCCCCATTTGAATGCCCGTTTTCCGCGCCGCTCCACCCAGTTGGTGTTACCCGCCCTGAGTTTCTCCCAGTTATATACTAAGCCCCCCTCGACCCCCTGACCATTTAAGGTAGACTCCCAAGCAGCAATTACCGTCTTGGGGCAGACGACGAAAGGACGAAGTCCAAGCGATTTAGCTATTTCTATAGCCTTTAGGGTCTTTCCCGTCCCCGTATCAGAGGAGTCGAGAGCCGCCCCGTGTTGTTGTATTGCTTTGACTAGAGCAGTTTTAGATGTTTCCTGTGCTGGATAGAGTGTTAACGCCATAGAGTGCTATTAGAGCTGCATCACAGGTCTTAAGAGTCCACCGCGTTTCGGGGAAGAATCTCCCGGCGGCATCTTTCAGTGCAGCTTTTCGTTTAGTTTTTTCTCTCATTTGGGGTAGACCAAGCCCCCTTTGCCACTTCTGGGGGAGTACTTCGTGTAAAGGAACTTTTAAAGTTCGGACGACTCCCCGCTCAAACCCGTAGTTTTGGGCGAATTTCCATGTAGAGGCTACACCTTGACCCGGGAAAGCGTTCACCTTCTCTATAATGGCGGCGTCCACCCCATCTGAGACCAGATCTCGGACGTTGTCTATAAAGTCCTGTTCAGACACGTACAGCCCCACGAATGTAGGCTCATGCCCATCTAGCAAGACCATTCCACCCCCAACCCCCGGATCGATGCCTAAAACCTTCATACGTCTACGCAGTCTTGGTCACATTCCACCCTAGTTTGGATGTATTGCTCCAAAGTCATCCCCAACTTATCAGCCCCGGCGCGTAGTTTTTCCCACCAAGCGACACTAAACTTAACCGTTACGGGGACTTCGTCACCTATCTCCTGTTCTACTAGGTTAGTGACCAGCTGACTAAGGGAACTCCCTGTCTTAGCTGCGTAGTTTTTGCCCCGCTTTACCGTTTCTTTCGGCATATATAACGTGACTTTTGTAGGGTTTTCTATGTTACCTTCTCTTGCCATGTGGGTATTTAATCCGTCTACCTTGATTAAGCAACAAAAAAGTGTATGTTAATCCGTGCCAATATCAAGATACGGGTTCCAATTCCCTGACGGGACTAATGATGTAACTATCGAACTGCACGCGTTTCTGCACGACAGAGACTACGAAAAGGGGGGTTTAGGTAAGTTTGAGCACTTTAAGAACGCAGTAGACCTATTGTGGAACGACGAACAGAAACCCACCTCACGTAGATTCATATGGTCGCCGTGGGCAGAGGACATGATCTATGAAGCTTGTGAGAATCAATACCTGTCCATCGCCGGGTGTGCATCCTCAGGAAAGTCCGACACTATAGCCTTGTGGGGGATTGTTAACTATTTAGCTGACCCCTATAATACCCTAGTTATAGCTACGTCCACCACCCTGAGGGAGGCCCGGAGGCGGATCTGGAAGTCAATGTCCGAGTTATGGGCAGCAGTTCCGGGTCTTCCCGGCAAGATGGTCCCATCTTTAGGACAGATAAAAGGCCTAGCGAAAAACGGTGGTTTTTGGGAGTCTACAGGCATTGTTCTCGTCCCGGCAGAGAAGCGCCGAGAAAAAGAGGCCATCGGTAAGTTAGTGGGTATCAAGCAGAAACGCTTGTTTTTACTTGCCGACGAACTCCCCGAACTCCCCGAGAGCTTGGTCCACGCTGCCTACACCAACCTCAGTACCAACCCACATTTCCAGATGATTGGTTTAGGAAACCCAAATTCGCATTGGGATTCCTTCGGCATGTTCTCGACACCCAAAGGGGGATGGTCCACGGTTACCGAGAGTGACCAAGAGTGGGAAACCTCAAGGGGTAAGTGCATCCGCTTTAGTGCTGAAGATAGCCCCAACGTTATTAGCGGGGAGAGGGTATATCCGTGGATGCCAACCCGAGAGACAGTAGAAGCGGCTAAGCGTGATTACGGGGAGAAGTCTCTCCTGTATTACCGAATGTATAAGGGGTTCTGGTGTCCGGACGGGGTAGACAGTGGTATATACTCTGAAGCGGATCTCATACGGGGGGTCGCGACAAACTCCGCCCGTTTCGACAAGTCTCCTATCAAGGTAGCGGCCATTGACCCCTCGTTCACCAACGGGGGAGATAGGTCTATTGTGTTTTTTGGTTCCTTCGGGGACGAAGACGGCGTGCAGGTATTGCAGTTCGATAGTTACGCGATCCTAAGTGAAGACATTAATGACCGCCAAAACCCGAGGTCGGTGCAGATCGCTCGAAAGTTTAGGGACGCCTGCCAACAGCAGGGAGTACTCCCTGAAAATGCGGCGTGTGACGCAACGGGGGCCGGGGGACCCTTCCACGATATACTTAGTGTGGAGTGGTCTGACCGAGTACTGGCAGTTAACTTTGCCGGGAAGGCCTCAGAAAGACCCGTGTCCGCCACAGACCGCACGCCGGGATGTGACCGATACGCCAATCGAATGTCTGAGATTTGGTACCAAGGTCAGGAACTACTTCGCTCTAGCCAGTTACGGGGGATTTCTACTGACTTAGCACGGGAAATGGTCGGGAGGAAGTATGAAACCAAAGGAACCAACGTTAAGATTAAAGTAGAGTCTAAGATAGATTACAAAGCACGCGTAGGAAGGTCCCCAGATATAGCCGACGCGGCGTTTATACTCGTCGACTTATGTCGATCACGACACGGTTTTATGGGAGGGGAGCGGTTTTCGGTGAACCGAGATAGACAGAAATCGTGGGCAAAGAAGATGCAAAGTCTAGACGTTACAGCTGCCTCTCACAGAACTCTCCTTGATACATAGGGTTCGTCGTGGCAAATTAGTAGATTATTATGGCTAATGGGCTTGAAGAAATTTCTGACTTATCCTTAAAGACAATCAGCGAATCCGGGAAGGTACCTAAATCCCGGGTTAAGGACGTAAAGGCTGCGAGGGATATTTACGCTAACTTACTTAGGGGCGACGAGGCTTCTTCGATCAACCGGGCCAGAGTACAGGCCATGTTTGATGGGTCTCCTCCCTACTCAGACTCGGCACTGAGGAAGTCTGGACAAGGGTTCCGGTGTAACTTGAACTTCGGAGAAGCTGAGAAGTTCCTAGAAGCAGCGATGTCTGCTTATGTGGATTTAATTAATTCCGTAGAGACTCTGGTTAGAGTGGAGACAGCTTTCGGAGACCCTAAAGAACGCATAGAGTGGAACAGGATAATCTCAGAGGAGTATTCATTCCAGTTGAGGTCTTGGCCTAGATTTAACTACGAGTATTTAAATCTATGTAATCATTTCGTGGGACACGGAGTGGGGGTTAATTATTTTGAGGACGAACGCTCGTGGCAGTGGAGGTCCACAGGACTGGGGGACATACTGATCCCCAGACAGACACAGGCAACTGAGGAGTCTTTGGATGTCGCGGCAGCTAGACGATCCGTCATGGTAAATGAACTGTTCAGGTATATAGAGGATCCTGAAGTAGCATCTAACCTTGGGTGGAACGTTTCAGCCGTAAGAAAAGCTATATCTAAAGCCACTTCGTCGACCTTTGCAGATTACAACAACTGGGAGAGGGTACAGAACGAGATCAAGAATAATGATCTATGGGCAGGGGCGAGAGCAGCCCGAGTTAAACTAATCCACTTGTGGGTTAAGGAATTCGATGGGTCTATTTCCCACTATATAGACGTCGAGGACGGGGGCACAGATGACTTTTTGTATAAACGTGTGGGTAGGTACCAGAGTGTAAACCAAGCGTTCACGTTCTTTACTTATGGCATCGGCACCAACGGCACTTACCACGGTATCCGCGGCCTAGGCTATAAGATATATCACCACCTGCAGGTCAGTAACCGGATCCGCTCTCAGGCCGTAGACAATGCCATGCTTGCAGGAGCCCCCATGGTCCAGCCCGAGGATGAGAGGTCTTTGGAGAACTTCTCGTTCAATTACTTTGGACCCTTTGCGATACTACCCCCAAACATGAAGTTTGTGGATCGAGCCGCGCCAAACGTGTCTCAGACGATGATGCCCATGCTAAATGACTTGTCCCAGCAGGTACAGGAGAGAGCTGGTCAGTACTCCCCGGCAGGGGCCCTAGGTAAGGGGGATAGGAGGACTAGGTTTGAGGTTGCGGCCCACTTAGAGGAAGCGGCTAAATTAAACGTAACTGCCCTTAACCTCTTTTACAGCCCTTGGGACCGCTTCCACCAAGAAGTATCAAGAAGGTTCTTTAGACTGGACTACGCTCCTGCAGAGAGGGGAGGAGCTGCCGTTATGGAGTTCAGGGCTCGGTGCTTGGCCCGGGGAGTCCCCCTACAGGCCTTACTTGCGATGGATTTGAGTAAAACGCGATCCGTCAGGGCCGTAGGTAGCGGAAGCCAAGCTAAGAGAGCAGTAAGTTTACAACAGTTAAACGAGTTGGCGGGAGTATTCGACGAGGAAGGGAGACATAACTTGTTCCGAGACCAAGTGGCGTCCCTCGTGGGACATGAAGCGGCAGATAGGTACATACCAGCGCGTCCGGACCAACGCATCCCAGTAGATGCCAAGGTTGCTCAGCTCGAAACAGAACACCTTCTTGAGGGTAAGGAGATCCAAGTGTTCCCGAACGAACTCCATACAATCCACCTTGAGGTGCACTTACCTATAGTAGAACAGATGTTTACTGCTGTTGAGGAGGGGCAACTAGAGATAGAGGATGCGGCGTCTCAGGCGATCAATGTATTCCAACATGCTGTACAACATTTGGAGTTTATCCAACAAGACCCAAGTATATCTGAGAAGGTCGCTGAGTATAACCAACGACTCCAACAAGTTTCAGAGCTTATTATTAATGGACAAAAGCGTCTAGCTAAGTTACAGAGGGAGGGAGCCGACGTAGAGGAAGGAGAGTCCCCAGAGGAAGGGGCGGAAAATCCTCCCGGACAACAGGAGAAATTGATTGAGCATCGCCTGAAGTTACAGATGATGCAGGAAAAACACCAAGCCGAGATGATGATTAAGTTGCAAAAAGCCGAACAAGAGCGTCAGTTGGCTGATGCGAAGTCAGCATCAAGCATTACAGGGTAACTAAAACATGACAGGTAGCGGTTCAGGTAGTGGCAGCGGTAGCGGTAGTGGGGGCCCGGAACTCACAGGAGAACTGGATTGCTCTCACTGGGAGTACTATACTGGAAGCGGCTCCCCACAGGAATGGGAAGATTGGTGTAGTGGCTCAGGTAGTGGCTCAGGTAGTGGCTCAGGTAGTGGCTCAGGTAGTGGCTCAGGTAGTGGCTCAGGTAGCGGAAGTGGCTCAGGTAGCGGCTCAGGTAGCGGAAGCGGCTCAGGTAGCGGAAGCGGCTCAGGTAGCGAAAGCGGCTCAGGTAGCGAAAGCGGCTCAGGTAGCGAAAGCGGCTCAGGTGAGGAATATATAGATTTGTACCCCGCTAAGGAGTGCGGGTGTGACTGTGGGGGACACTTCGAAGACCATATTAGGTATGGCTTTGGCAAGAAGCGCGAATGGGATGAGAATCCCTAACTTAGATGGAAGATTCTTTACGTAGATGGCAAAGGGACGAGGGCGCTCGTGCCGCTTGGGGGGTTTTCATAAGCACCTCTGAGTTTGAACGTGGTGTAGCTGCGCTAGAGGCGCATGCGGTCCCCGTGATAGTGATGGGGGAGGATATAGAGCAAACCGCCAAACGACAGTCGTTTCAGGCGGGGTTCCACGCAGCTTTACATCTGATGAAGAGACTCCCAGACCTGCACTATAAACAGGTGCAAGAACAAATGCCCGAGTGGGATTACGTACAACCAATAGAATCAAATGAGTGAAGAAGCAGTAGTCACAGAAGAAACAGCAGCTCCCGAAGCCGCCACCGAGGCACCAGCCCCATCAGCAGTTGAAGAGGCATCCGCCACCATAGACGCCGAAGCATCCCCCAAGCATGATGCGGGTAGTGAGCTTGGGTTCTTAGACCATTTACAAGAACAGGTGGATAATCGGTCTAGCGATCCCGCGGCCGAAGAAAACGCATCTTCTTCAGATACCCCAGAAAAATCTCTCGCAACGGAGGATTCAGGGGAAACTTCAGATCCGGCAGCAGACTTCCCTGACGCCGAGGCGCTTTCTGACGTTTTGGATGATAAAGCATCCGCTAAGTGGGGAGAGCTTCGCTCAGAACTTTCTGAGGCCCGCCAAAGAGCTTCAGAACTTGAGGCGCAGATGGAGGCGAGGTCTAGTAGTTCCGAGGATGATCCCGGGGTAATGAGGAGCTTAGAGGACCAATTACACCAAGCAAGTCAAACTATAGAGGCTTATGAGCAAGAGTTGGCTGTGTCCCGAGTCGAGACTTCCCCGGAATACATAAGGACGGTTACGGAGCCCCTGCACAATATAATGGAGGCCTCCAACAGTTTAGCAGAACGAAACAACGTAGATCCCGAGGCTTTAATAGGCATTTTGACCGACACCAGTATTGAGCGTCAGAACCGAGCATTAGAGGAGGTTACAGGGGAAATGCACGAGCGGGACAAGATGATGCTTTTCCGGATGGTAGAGGACGCGCAGTCTATTTTTGCCTATGACGCCGAACTAAAAGAGCATGCATCGGAGGCGGCAGCTGAATTAGACCGGAACAATGACGTCTTCGAAAGGCAAGCCTTGGAGCAGTATACTTTGGACACCCGCGCCTCCGTAAACAAGGTGTACGATAAGTTTGAGTCTGTCTTACCCCAGCTAGAGGGCACTGATCTGGCAGAAATGCGCGAAAAGACACTTTCAGACAGTTTTCTGGATTTGGGTGTAGACCACCAAGCCTACGCAGTCTCAGCAGGTACCATGCTACCTCCGATGGTAAAAGCTCTACGAGTCCAAGAAGCCAAGATAGCGGAGCTTGAGGGACAACTGGCCAGCTACCAGAAGGCCACCCCGGCTGTAGCCCCTTCAGGTGGAGGTGTACAAGTCACCCCTACAGATGCGGTAGACGCTGATCTCGGATTCTTAGAAGTGATGGAAAAAATGACCCGTTAATTTTATTTTTGCGGCATTTTTATTTGTGGGGTATACTTCTAATGGAAACACAGATTCCGCAATTTCTGTAAACATAATTTGAGCTAGGCTGTTTAAGCCATCTCCTCGGCTCAGGGAGAGCTAATAGGATTCATCAATCCATAGGGTTGGTGTGTTCACACATTAACGAACCGCCCTGAGGAGGGCATTATTAAACATCATGGCTGCATCAGCACAAACCGCAACCGTCGGACAACACGGAGGTACTTTTGCCTCCAGTCTTAGCCTTACCGATATTTTGGTAAAGGAGTCCGGACGGATCTCAGGCGATATCTACCGCCGCACAATTGACACGTCCCCGTGGCTCAAGCTCGTAAAACAATCTGCTTGGCCCGATGAAATGGGAGACACTCTTAGTGTCCTTACTTACGAAAGGTCACTTGCACTTAAGACGGGCGACTCATCTTTGGGTCAGGAGTGGAAGGACATTAAGAGTTCTGACGCTAACCAGTATGCTATCCCCAATGCAACTAAGGTAACTCCATCAACGTCTCAGCTGACCTACAGCATCGCACACACCGCGATTGAATCTTCCCCGATTATTGTGAACGATCTTCGTTTCTCATATAATTTCCGGGAGCAGCTTCGGGCCATCTACGACAACCTTGTGGAGAACGTCTCTTGGGCTTGGAAGGATCGCTACCGCGATCAGTACTACAGCTTGTGTAAGCACAACATCATCGCTGGATTCACAACTGCAGGTGCTGCAGGAACTGGAGCCCTCGCTGAGGACACTACAGCCAACACATTCCCAACTGTTATGGGCGGGTCTGCACTGGTTGAGGCTAACATTGGTGTTGTTTCCAACGGAGTCATGAATCAGACATACATGCGTATGCTTCGTGACGGCGCTGGACAAAACCCGATGGGCCGTTCAAATGGTCGTCCGGTATTCACGGCAATCTTGAGTGCTGAAGCTTCTGAAAAACTTGTTACAGAAGCTGACACTCGTACTGATTACCGCGAGAGCGATAAGGTGAACGAACTCCTCAAGCCACTTGGCGTTGAGAGGTCTCACAGAGGTTTCTACCACTTGATCGATCCGTTCCCTAAGCGTTGGGATTACGATAGTTCTGCTAAGTCTTGGACTGAAAGAACTCCGTATACAACTGCGGGAGCCGTCGATGCGGACTATGAAACTGCTGCATACGAGGACGTTGTTGTCTTCCACCAAGATGTGATGGAGTCACTTGTACCTAAGCCAATCGGCTCTGCTGGGCAGGGTACAAACTTCACCCCACAGTCTTATCGTGGCGACTTCAAGTTCTTGAACATCGCAGATCGCGTAGACAACCCAGACGGTACTTGGGGCTACTTCAGGGGAATCCTTGCTAACGCAGCCAAACCCGTTAAGTCTCAGTTTGCTTACATCATCCGTTGCAAGCGTCCACACGAGACTACTAAGCTCTTTGCGAATACTGATGGTACTTCCGGCACTTCCGGGTCCATCACCGCCGACATCGTAGCTTAATGAGGGTATCTAACTATTAGATAGCTAATAACCACGACATACCCGCGGCCTTTAGGGGTCGCGGGTATGTTTCTTTTATGGTATAGTCAATGATGCCCGTTGGGGATATTTTGTGTATGTCTACAAGTGAAATTTTGTCTAAAGGCGCTACGGGCTTGCTGGGGTCGGCTTTAGCTGTTATTAGTCCCTACCAACAGCAATTAGAATGGACAATTCAAATCCTTGGTGGATTGTTAGGGATAGCAGTGGCTCTAGTGAGCCTTTATCATCTAATCAAAAAGAAAAAATGAGTAAAGAAGCAATACTGGGAGTGGTACGTCACGTCCTGACCTTTATGGGCGGATTTGTGGCCGAAAGGGGTCTAGCCTCTGGCGAGGAAGTACAAACGGGCGTCGGGGCAGTTGTTACTCTTATTGGGCTGGTTTGGTCAGTCTTGAATAAGCGTGGCAAGTGACCTTTTTTAAGCTCATAAAAGCGGCCCTTGAGGCCTACATAGCTTATGCAAAGTGGCGACAGAGAACCTATATCTATAAAATGGAGGATGAGGTGGATGAGCTTGCCGCTGATGCTTCTCCTGTTTCAAAGCTGCGCATCGAACGACTCGCGAAGCGACTTAAACAAGAGCGCACTTTATGATCCTCCTACTGTTACCTTGATTGAGGGGCAGGAGTATCAATTCGTAGAAGGCCGACTTGTGGGCAGGAAAAATCACAAGTGGCATTCGGATTATAGCTATAGACGTGCTATAGTTATCGGAACAGGAGATAAATAATGCCACAAGGAAAAGGAACATACGGAAGTAAGGTGGGTAGACCCCAAGAAAAACCCAAAGGTTTTTGGGGTAATTTCTTAGACGGTTTTTTAGGGGCTTCCAAGGCGAGTAGAAGTTCTACAAGGGGGACCGGACCTACAAACAATCTAATGAGACGAAGTGTTGTGGATAAGGCTAAAGCCGAGGCTAAAGCCGGGGCTAAAGCCGCAGCTAGATCTTTAGCCGAAGTTAAGGACAGGAAGGCTAAAAGAACAGCCCCCCTAAAGGACAGGAAGGCTAAAAGAACAGTCCCCCTAAAGCCGGGGGAAACCGACCCCGAGCTGTGGCGCAATACTCGGGAAAAATTCCCCAAAGGGTTTCCGGGTATTTTCGGGGGAGACTAAACGTCGAGTAAGTAATGGCTGATAAGAAGCCTAAGGAGGATTATGACTATGCTTCTGCTAAGGATGCAGGCCTTAAACGGGACAAAAGCGGCCATATGCCCAGCCGAGTCCCAAAAACCGGACTAATCCTCAAGCTGCCGGGTCATAAGACCCTATATAAAACAATAGCGAGCGATAAACAGTTGGGGTATGGCGTTCGGAAAGATCCAAAGACAGGGAGGCTTTACTCTAAAAAAGATCCCAACCTCATTAGAGCACCACACCCATCACGCCGCGCAATACTTAATCGGGAGGACATACTCATGCCCACTGGCGAGTTTGTTCCTCGCGATAAATACCTCATGCGTTCTAGTATCCTTAAACGTAAAAAGAAGCCTTCAAAATAATGTTCTGGAAAAAGTTCTTTCGTAAAAAGACCCCATCCCCGCCCAAAGAGTCGGGAATGGCCATAACAGCCTACGATTTAGCCATGCGCTACGTAGGCACCAAGGAAGTTCCCGGTACGGAGGATAACCCCCTCCTATTAGCCATGCTCCAGTTGGACAACGACTGGCCTGAGCATGACGAAGTTCCGTGGTGTTCCGGCTTCATGAACTGGATTGCATGGCACTTACGCCTCCCAAGATCCAAGAACCTCATGGCCAGAAGTTGGCTAAACGTGGGAAAACCCGTTTCTTTGACGCAGGCAGCCCCCGGATTCGATGTTGTGATCTTATGGAGGGGAACTCCTGAGGGAGCCAGCGGTCATGTCGGCCTCTATGCGGGCCACAGCGACGGGAAGATAAAGATCCTAGGAGGAAACCAGAACAACGCAGTTACTATAGCAGAGTACCCTGCAAATAGATTGTTGGGGATTCGACGATTATATGGTTAATTACTACTATTATGACCGGATATTCTGCAGGCATTAAAGTTGTACCCGGAGCTACTGTAAGCTTCGTTAAGATAACCAATGGGGTTATGGACATAGACTCGAAGACTAGTGGGCAAGATGTTGTGTTTCGCCTCACGACATGCAACATAGACACTACTAACAACATTATTAGTGGGTATGACGCTGACGGAGTCAGGTATGTTTTCGATAAAAATTCCGACGTGACCGTCGAGTTGGTCTAATTCCGAACCATGCCCCAACCTCCGTCACCTCCTCCGCGTAAGCAGAGGGTCGTAAACTTCGTATCTCCGGAGATTGCGGATCTTATTTTCTATGAACTTCGTGACGGAAGGCTCCCGAAGTATAAAAATCCCCCTGCTTATGGCACCGCTCATCCGGATGCGGTTAAGTACCCTCACCATAAACTAGTCTTAGTTAATCCGGCGTCAGATGCCGAAGATGGTTGGCAGCGTTGGTATTACGCTAGGGCTAGGGGAACATCGAATCCCGTAAGTTCCCCCAATGGGACCTTTACCGACCAAGATGCCTATAACTTTGAGATTGAAGGCGATAACAGACTTACAAGGACCTACATAATCCCAAGGGCCCAGTTTCTAGGCAACGCGGCCCCCTACGATTCTTACACCTATGCGGCTCCCGCTAAGGGAACCGCAGATTCTAGGTTCACTGACTTTAAGTTTAGTGAGGAAAATATCCTTAGAACTAGGGACAGCTCTATAGATACATACTTCATAGTAATTCAACGAATTTACGCTAAGGAGAGGTTAAGGGGAGCATCTGAGACTGGGACCGCTCGGGGGGAGGAAGGCGTCGAGATCAAAAGAGAGGCAGACCGATTAGCCTACGCAATTGAGCCGGGGATCATCTTACAGCGTAGTTCTCGACTTACAGACGAGGAGTTGTGGGATAACACAGAAAACCGACTAGCGTTGCGTACGGGGGTAAATAACACAGCTATCTCCAGCCGCGTCGGGTATAAGGTTACAGACACCGCTGAACTATCCGAACATGAGCCTACTCAGTCTGGGGAGCCTCAATTCAACAAAAGGGTCGTAACTACTGACGTCCACGGGGTAGACGCGATTTGGGCGTCTAACCGCAAAACTCGCGCAACTGACCCCGCTAAGGGTAGCGAGATGTCCACTTTTCTAGGGGGCGGGATATTAGATGTAGATATTAGCTTAGTTGCGGACACTTCTTTAGCTGATTCAGGGTTTAAGGTTGTAGGTTCTCAAGTGTCTCCTATGGGTGGAGGGGATGCGATAAAGACCACCAAGACTATAGACGCATTTCCGATCCTCACAGAGGAGAGGTACGACAGTCAGCTCGACTCCATGGTCACAATAACCAAAAGTGTTATTGTTCCGGGGTCTGAGTCCGGGTCAAAATCCGGGTGTGGGTCTTTAGTTGAGATACAGCCTGTAGATAAGTGGCGATCTATAAAGATTCAGACATCTGTAGCGGCCTCAGCCGTAAGGACTGAAACGTACCCCGGAGTATTTAACTACCGATTCCCCCCAGTTCTTGAGAAAGCTTACTTTGACTGGGCGGCGGCGTATGCTTTTTACGGCAGCAATCGCTCAGAGGACTATGACGTAGCTTTAATATTCCACGTCGCGGAGTCTTCTCAACAGGCCGTCCGTGGAAGAACACGCCGCATCATTACATGTAATCCTGAGGGCATTGTAGAAGACAACCCAGTAGTTAACTTCAAACCCCAAAGCCACACCGTTAGCTTTATAACTGCCGCTCACTATGCCAGCAAGAAAACGGTATGGGCTAAGGCTAACGTGCGCACTTGGCAGACCCCATTAGCATTGTGTGCGGGGATTGATATTCTACTTCCCCCACATCTTTCAGGAGGCCTCCAAGGCACCCACGTTGACGGGGATTGGATGGCACATATACCAGCCACATCTCCTGCCGGAATGCCTGCGGCAGGAACCCCACTGACTATAGACCTCACAACTCGTAGACTTAAGATGGGTTTTTGGGAGGTTTTGATAACTGAAATTTTCAGCCCGGGCCCCGCAAGTTCAGCCTCCACTTTAAATAGTTTAACACCTACCTCTGTTGAGGGCACGACGGATGGGGAAGCGTAATGGCTAAGGGGGAAGACGTTAAACTGAAGGCTAAAATTTTAGCCATCGTACGGGGGCTACTTGGTAAGGGTTTTGGGGACACTGACGGCGACGGCAAAGTCGACCAAGGGGAAAGAGCGGAAGCTAAGCGGGAGGCCAGAGGAGTTGATCGCGCGACACGCGCTGCTGCGCGAACCCCGGGATTGATCCCCGGGATGAATAGAGAGCAGACCGAAAGGGCGCGAGGAGGCCCGGACACCAATTCCCCCGAAGACGCCCTAGATAGGTGGAACCAAGAGGTGGTAGCCAAGAGGGAGGCAGAGAAGGAGTTTTTTGAAGGGGACATACCAACACCCGAATCAGAGGTTTTAGATGCTCTAAAGAAGGCCCAAGGGGCCGCAGATCAGCCAGACCCTGACCCCCCAGCCACAACTACCAAGAAAGATTTAGATGCAGTCGGATACGGAAGCTGGTCGGCCCCTGCACCCCCAGTAGTCCCCGCGGCCACCGAACGTCCCGCCGGACCAAAACGAGCGCAAAATCTAAACCAACAACCCGGAATAGTAACTGTTAGAGCCGAGAATGAAGCGGGTCAGAGAAAGTGCTTCGGTGTATTGGGTTATGAGGATGACGATTGCGGCACAGGACCAGCCCCACGTACTGAGTGGTGGCAACCTACTTTTGGGTTTGGTACTGGAACGGGGTCAGGGGGTCCTACAGACCTCACAGGAACAGGCATCTCTAGCGGGTGCCCACCCGTAGTTTCCATCTATAAGGGACTCAACTTGGTACCCAGCAATAACTCTGATGGAGAACACCATCCAACAACACTTTGGGAAGATTTATACACTCCGACAAACGGCCCCCACGAACTTACCCCCGGCACGACTAACTACATATGGGTAAAGTTAGAATACACCGAACGTAGCGTTTTAGTTACCGATAAGGTTTGGCACGTCTCTGGACTGGAAAACTACGACATAGATTTAGTATATACAGGTACTGGGACAGGAACAGGAACAGGAACAACAGTCTCTTTGCCTGTCACAGGAACAGGAGATGTTACAGGAACTGGAGGAGTTAATGTTACTGGCGTAAATATCACAGGTACTGGGGTAGGAACAGGAACAGGAACAGTAGATGTAACCAACGTTGATGTAACGGGCATTGGTATAACAGGTTCCGGGGTCGCCACAGGAACTGGAGGAGTTAATGTAACTGATGTAGATGTAACAGGCATTGGCATAACAGGGTCCGGAGTCGCTACTGGAACTGGAGGAGTCAACGTAACCAACGTTGATGTAACGGGCATTGGTATAACAGGTTCTGGGGTTGCTACCGGCACGGGGGAAGTTAATGTCACTGGAGTTAATGTAACTGGTATTGGTATAACAGGTACGGGAGTAGGCACCGGTACGGGGACAGTAGACGTAACTGACGTAGACATTTCAGGCATCGGAATTACAGGTACGGGTACAGGTACAGGTACGGGTACAGGCACCGCTGTCGTCCCGTTCGACTCTGGAAACCCAATCACTGTTACAGGAACAGGTTCATGTACCGGAACTGGGAGTACTTATGTTTACCCCATTAGGACTTATGTCACGGGAACAGGTTCAGGCACTGGCGAGGTTGCTGGGGACGGAGGCAGTGGCAGCGGAGGAAGCGGAGGAAGTGGAGGGGATAGTGTTACGGGGATTTGGGTCGGCATAACGGGCACAGGTACTGGTACTGGTACAGGCACTGGGGAAATTTCAGGGACGGGCTACATCTCAGGTACCGGGTTTGGTACAGGCACGGGAACTGGGAGCACTTACGTCCACACTCTTAGGACTTACGTTACTGGGACGGGAACTGGAGAGGGGACAGGTTCAGGAACTGCAGTCGTACCCGTTACAACAGAAGTTACCGGGACAGGTACAGGAGAGGGTACCGGAACAGGAACTGCAGTCGTACCTATTACTACTGAGGTTACAGGAACGGGAACAGGAGAGGGAACAGGTTCAGGAACGGCGGTTGTACCTATTACTACTGAGGTCACAGGAACCGGAACAGGAGAAGGAACCGGAACAGGAACCGCAGTCGTCCCCATAACTACGACAGTTACAGGAACGGGAACGGGAGAAGGTACGGGTTCTGGTACAGCTGTAGTGCCCATAACTACGGCAGTTACAGGAACTGGAACGGGAGAAGGTACGGGCTCTGGCGAAGCTGTAGTGCCTATAACCACGAAAGTTACCGGAACAGGATGGGGAGAAGGAACTGGATATGGTTGTGTAGAGGTTCCTATAGAAACGGAAGTCACTGGAACAGGCACTGGAACTGGGTATTCTAAAGTTACAGGTACGGGAGGAATCACTGGACTAGCTTCCGGCCCAATAACATTGACCGGGTTTGAGTTCGACTACGTAACTTCGGGGACCGGAACAGGGTATACATATAAACCCTCTACCTTTGAGGGGAGTATAAAGCAGTACATGCTCTATAGTGATTCCGCACCCGTGGTAGACACCCCCACGACCACTTCTTCAGGACCTTCCGACACTAAAACTGATAAATACCAGTTCTTAGGGCAGGTTACTCTAGACAATAAGGGCAAGATCACTGCTTGGGAATGGCGTACTAATCACGCTTTTTACTG